TTGTAAAACTTGTGAAAAATTAATGTTTTGTTTTAATGCTCTTTCATTTAACCATGCTGGAATGGTGAGGGTTTTTTTGACCGACTTGGATTGTTGCGAAAGATTGACATTGACAGAAACATAACTGATAAAACCATCATTTATTGGTGGAATATTTTCAATTTGAGATGGTTTAGGGAGATTAAGGTCATTATCAATTGTAGCTTCGAGGTAGAGTTCAAGTGACTCTTGTGCATTGTTTAAAACTTCTTTTACTGTATCACCTTGAGTAAAACAGCCAGATAAGTCTGGAAACTCTGCCCAATATCCTCCATCTTCATAGTGGAAAAGTGCTGGATAAATAAATTGCATATCTTTTATCTCCTTTCAGAGCAGGACTATTTCAGCCCTGCTCTTTTTAAAAACGCTTGTTCTAAACCCGGCTTTAAATCTTTACCGTGGACTGGTAAAGAAATTAAGTCATAGCCTGCTTTTTTAAGTATATGGTGACTACCCTTAATTCTATCAAGTTGCCAACCATTCTTATAAAGTAGTTTTAATAAATCTTTGTCTTTCATTGCCTCACCTCATACCTATATTATACGTATAACACGTATAAAAGTCAAGAGGAAAAGACAAAAAATATTGAGAAAAAATAATTATTTAAAGGGGGTGAAACTATGAGTGAAAAAAAACAAAAGTTTAAAATGGGGGTAAGACAGCTTGCTGGAAATTCTGATACCTTAGAAATTTACCTCTATGGTGATATTCAAGAGGGTTATTATGATTGGTGGGATGATACTTATTATGCAGATAATTCTGCTAATAGGATAAAGAATGACCTTGAAAAGTATCAAAATGCCAAGACCATTAATGTCTATATTAATAGCTTGGGTGGTGATGTTTTTGAGGGCACGGCTATTGCTAATCAACTAAGAAGACATCCTGCAGAAGTTCATGTCACTATAGATGGCTTTGCATGTTCTATAGCGTCCGTTATTGCCATGGCAGGTGATTATGTCATTATGCCAAAAAATGCAGTCATGATGATACATAACATGTGGACTTATGCTGTGGGGAATAGTGAACAGCTTAGAAAAATAGCAGATGATATGGACATTTTGATGGAAGCCAATCGTACTATTTATTTGGAAAAGTCTAACGGCAAGCTGGATGAAGAAACGTTGATTAGGCTACTAAATGAGGAGACTTATTTAACAGCTGAACAATGCCTGGAATATGGCTTGTGTGATCAGATTGAAAGCAGCAAGAGTATAGATGATGGATTATTAAAACAACAAAATCAATCCTTACTGAAACAGCTTGAAAAAATGAAATCTACACAGAGTTTAATTGATGAATTTATCTCTCAAAGAGAAACAAAAGAAGATGAAGTAATCGAAGATGAAGAAAAACCTAAAAACTATTTAGATAGCTTTTTTGAATAAGGAAGGGGAATAAAAAATGCCACTACGTTTAACAGATGAAAATGAATTACTGGATGCCATAAAACAAGCCAAAACACCAGATGAGATGGCAGAGGCCATGAAAAATTATGCTCAATCTGTAGAAAAAAGAATTTTAAAGGAAGCTCAGTTAGCTACTTTGGCATTAGAGGATGAAAGAGTAATACAAGGGCGAGGTATTAGACGTCTAACATCTAAAGAAAAAGAATTTTATGCCAACATGGCAGAGGCTATGCGTTCAAGCAATCCAATGCAAAAGTTGACGGATTTAAATGTTGTGCTTCCTGAAACTATCATTTCTTCTGTATTTGAAGATTTGAAATCAGAGCATAAATTGCTAGAGTATATTGAGTTCCAAGCTAGTAATGCCAGAATTGAATTTATTTATAATGCAGATGGTGTAGAATTGGCTGCTTGGGGCGAATTAACAGATAAGTTTAAAAAAGAACTATCCAGTGGTTTCAAAAAAGAAGATTTAGGTTTTGCTAAATTATCTGCCTTTATCCCTGTATCCAAATCAATGTTAGATTTGGGTCCAGAATGGTTGGATAGATATGTACGCACTATCCTTGGTGAAGCAATTTTTGAGGGTTTGGAAAATGGTATCATTAATGGCAATGGTAAAGACCAACCTGTTGGGATGATTAAGGATTTAAAAAAACCGATTAATCCAACTACAGGTTATGCAGATAAAGATGCAGTGACTTTCAAGGCTTTTACCCCTGAAGCCTATGCACCTATTTTAAAAACGTTGTCAACGTCACCTAGGGTAGATGACCAGAATATGGCACGCACAAGGGTAGTAAACAAGGTTTTATTGATTGTAAACCCAGAGGATTATCTTACTAAAATCTTCCCGGCAACAACCATAAAAACAGTCCTAGGAACTTATGTGAATGATGTTTTCCCTTTTCCAACTGAAATCATTCAGTCATCATCTATGCCAAAAAATAAGGCAATTATGGGACTGGAAAATAAATATTTCTTAGGGATAGGGACAGATAGAAGTGGGAAAGTAGCCTTTTCAGATGATGTGAAATTCCTAGATGATGAAAGAGTTTATGCTACAAAACTCTATGGAAACGGTAAGGCAAAGGATAACAATGCCTTTGTTTTACTAAATATTACTAAAATAGACCCAGTTATCCCTAAAGTTGAAACTGTAAAGACTGAATAGCCATGATTAACAAAGTGAAATTACAGCTTAGGATAGAAGATGATGAAAGTGATGAACTTTTAAATCAACTAATTAACCACGGCAAGGCTTATTTAAATAGCCTTGTCGCTGGTGATTTAGATTATTCTAAAGTTGAAAATGAAACCTTGTTACTGAACTATGTTAGATATGCCTACAATGATGTTGAGGAGCTGTTTTTAGAAAATTTTCAAGATGATATAGGACGCTTACAAATTCAATATGCTATTGAGGTGATGAACCATGCTCCCTAAACCTAAGCGAATTGATGAAGCACAGTTACCATTAAATAGCAGAGTGGAATTATGGCAGTTGAAATTATCAGATGAAGAGGATGAAACAGGTTCAAAGATAGATAAGGATACCTTTCTAAAGAAACTATGGGCAAATATCAAAGTCATCAGAGGTATGGAAAGCCTTGAAAACGGAAAAAAAGTACCTTATCAGTTTTACAAAATCAAAATAAGATATAATAAGTATATAGAAACAAGTATGTATTTCAAATATCAAGGCAAGATATTAGATATTGTCAGTATCAATAATTTGGATGAGAGGGACTTGTATATGGATATTGAATGCATAGAAAGAATGAAGCCTAGTGGATAATCAAGTAGAGGGACTAGATGACTATTTAAAGAAACTTGATATGGTTCAAAAGAAAGCACCTTCAAGAATTATGGATGAGTTAGACAAAGAGGCTAAAACTATTGTTCGTTCTTATAGAAAAATGATAAAGGTTAATGCTCAAGAAAACCCTAAAAAGAAAAGAAACCATCTTAGAAATGGGATGAAGTACACCGAGACCGAAAAAAAACAAGGTGAGTATGAAAAAGGGATTTTTAATGATAGCAAAAAAGCGCCTCATTATCATTTAGTTGAACATGGCCATAAACTTGTCAAAGGAAAAAGAGGACGAAAAGGTGAACCATCTCAACAGAGAGTTATTGGACAGGTTAAAGGGAAAAAATATTTTTTTAAAACATTTAAAACCTTAATCCCAAAAATTGAGAAAGATCGAGAAAAGCTATTGGAAAAGGCTTTTAAGGAGTTGAGTTAATGCTCTTGGCGATTAATAAAAGCGTTGCTAATATGGTGAGAAATCAGCTCAAAGTTGATGTTGCAAGTGTTGATAAAATTGAGGGTTTAGATTCCAAACGTCCAATTTGTACAGTAGATATTGATTTGCTTGTGTCAATTCCACTTAGATATAACTACAGCAAAGACATTGCAAAGGTACAGATAGATTATTATGGCACAAGCAATAAGAATCTTATTGAGGTATCTGAAAAGTTAAATGCAATCTTTTCTTTAGTGATTTATGTAGGCGATAAAGCTTTTTTGATTGAGAACAAAACAACAAGAAAATCAAACCTAAATATCTTGGAATTTGAATTTACCTTGGAATACATCAGAGAGATTAAGTGTTTAGATGAAGAAGAACATGAGTTAATGGGTGAAATTAACATAAAGGGGGTTAGAGAACATGGGAATTGAAAACATGGTAAATATCATTTTTAAAGGCCAACAAGATACATCAATTACAAGATTGGAACGTGGTAATGTTGCCTTGCTTTTGCAAGATAGAGAGCAAGAGGTTGGGCAGTTTGTCATAAAGGATTACACAGAAATACCAAAGGGCTTAAATGAAAAAAACAAAAGAGCCATCAGGCTTGTTTTAGATACAGGTGCTAATAAGGTCATTGCTGTTATCACAAAGCTGACAACAGTAGTGACGTGGAATCCTGAAACAGATGAAATATTTAAGAAGATGGATGCTTTAGATTTTGATTTTCTAGCCTTACCTGGCATTACCAATCAAGATGCTTTAAAGGTAGCTTCTTGGGCTAAAAAGACAAATGAAAAAGCAAGGCACAGGTTTAAAGTGGTACTGCCTAAAACGGCTGGAGATGATGAGCACATCATTAATTTTGCTCATGATAATATTATGTATAATGGTGAAAAGTATAAGACAGAGGACTTTACAGCCTATATTGCTGGCTTTATTGCTAAAACCGAACCAACACGATCCATCACGAATGCCAAGGCAATAGGGGTAGATAGTGTTGATTTTATGAGTAATGAAGAGGTTAATACAGCAACAAAAGAAGGGAAATTAGTATTTTATACGGATAGAGGCACTGTACGCTTTGCATCTGGCGTAAACTCATTAACCACTATTGAAGGTACAGACAAGGATGAAAGCTATAAACAAATCAAAATTGTGGAGATTATGGATGCGTTCTATAACGCCACTAAACAAGCTATTTTAGATAAGTATATTGGTAAATTCTCTAATAATTATCAAAATAAGCTGCTTCTTGTTAGTGAACTCTACAAACAACTACAAGAGTTTGAGCGTGAAGGCTTGGTGGAAAAAGGTGACAGTGCAGTTGCTATAGATCTAGAGGCACAAACAGCTTACTTAAAAGCAGTAAGTTTTAAATCAAAAGATGGTAGAGATGTAGACGCATTAACCAAAGATGAGATATTGCGTGCCAATACTAGAGAAAAAGTATTTATTAAGATAAGAATGCTCCCTATTGGCGCAATTGAGAGCGTCAATATCACAATTGGGGCTTAAAGGGGGAATAATTATGGGTCAAAGTGCAACCTATAGTCCTGAGAGGGCAATGAATGGAACATTTGGCTATGTGTATATTGATGGTGAAGAAGTCATTGAACTTGATAAAGTAACGATTAAAGACACTATCAGTTATGAAAGTATCAATCAGCCTGGTGAACTTCGTGCAGGACAAAAGATGATGGGTCTAGAAGGAAGTGGCGAGTTTACAATCAATAGAATTAATCATAAGTTGATGAAAAGATTTGCCGCATCAATAGACAGTGGAAAGCAACCAACTATCACTATTACAACAACCATAGCAGACCCTAATGCTTCTGAGGCACAGACTATGGCTTTTTATGACTGCACAATAGAAGAGTTGCCTTATATTGCTTTTGAACCTAAAAGTATTGTCAAGGATTCTTTTCCATTTCACTACAGAGAAAGAAAGTTTATTGATTAGGAGAGTATAAAAATGAATATCGTTGCAAAATTATTAAGTATGGATCCTAACTTATCGACTTTAAGAACAGAAGAAATGACCATGCCCCTATTTAAATTAGGGGGTGAAGAATTTACATTTCACCTACAAGGATTAAATGCAGAGGATGCCACTGAGGCACAGGATAAAATGTTTACCACAGAGGCAGGTAGTGGCATCATGGAGTTGGACACCTTTAAGGTTAAAGTTATGGTCCTTTCAAGAGGATGTCCAAGCATTTTTACTCAAGAAATAAGACAACACTTTGATTGTATTTCTAACGAGGCCTTGGTAAATAGGTTATTTACCCATGATGAGCTTTCAAAATTGTATGATAAGATTATGGAATTAAGTGAAAGTGTGGAGCTGCCTTCACCAAAGGCTTTAGATGGTGAAGTAAAAAACTCATAGAGACCGACTATGATACATGGGCAATGTACTATCTCTTTAAGCTATTTGGCAAAATGCCGGCTGAATATCTGGAGTTAAGTTATTTTGAGCGTATTGTAGTGAGGTCTTTTTTACGTCTACACATTAAAGAGGAAACGGAGGTGAGGTGATGGCGACTCAAAAACTAGAGGCAGTTTTAAGTTTAAGAGATAGATTTTCAAAAGCCTTGGATAAAGCTAAAGAAAACACTAAAAATTATGGTAAAGAATGGAAAAGGCAAGCTAAGACAGTCGAAAAATGTGCTAAACAAATAGAAAGTGCCGGGAAAAAATTATCTACCCATGTCACCGCACCTCTGATGGCCATTGCAACTGCGAGTGTTGCATCTTTTAAGACAATCAATGAAGGTCAGCAAACTATCATTTCAAAAACAGGGGCAGTAGGAGAAGCAGCTAAGGACCTAGAGAAGGTTTATCATAAAACCTATAGCAAATTGTATTTTGATGCTAATATGGTAGGTTCGGCGATTGGGGAAGTGAATACCCAATTTGCTTTACAAGGAGATGCCTTAGAAAATCTTGCGACCTATGCGAGTAAGTTCTCACACATCAACGGAACAGACGTCTCTAAAAGCATAATTGATGCCAAGAAAGTTGCTAGCCAATTTAATGTCGAGGCAAAAGATACTTATTTGATTTTTGATGCTATCACCTATTCAGGTCAAGCAACAGGGGTAGCAGTCGATAAAATATTTGAAATGATTTCAAGCAATGCCCCGGTTCTAAAAGAGCTGGGGCTTAATTTTGCCCAAAGTGCTGCTTTTATGGCAGAAGCGGAACGTTCTGGGGTAGATGCCAGTCAGATGATGTCTTACTTAACAAAATCGGCAGGGAAATTTGCCAAAGAAGGCAAGACATTAAATCAGGGTTTAAATGATGTTACGTTACAAATAAAAAATGCCAAAACACAAACAGAGGCCTTAAATATAGCGAATGAAACCTTTGGTAAAAAAGGTGGTCTCATGATGGTCAATGCCATCAAAGAAGGCAGGATAAATATAGAACAGTTAAGTGGTTCGCTAAAAGACATAGCAGGTGTTACAGATCGCACAGAAAAAGAAATGAGAAGTCCCTTTGATGAGATGACCAGAGCTATCCAACCGGCAAAAGTCGCACTTGCAGATTTAGGTGCAAATATTTTACAAGTGGCTCTCCCATATATCAAAAAAGCAAGTGTTTATGTACAGGAGCTAAGTAATAAGTTTAAAAACCTATCACCGGAACAAAAAGAAATGATTGTCAAAATAGGCATGGTGGTAGCAAGCTTAGGACCTTTTCTCATGGGTCTAGGTAAAGTGATAAGCATTGGTGGCAAGGTGTTTTTTGTTTTTAAAAGAGCAAAAAATGGCGTAGGACTATTGGGAAAAGCGTTTAAATTGATAGGGGTCATTGCGACAGCAACAGGCGCACCAATTTGGGTAGTAGTGGCTGCTATTGCTGGATTGATTGCAATAGGAGTAGCACTCTATAAGAATTGGGATACTATCAAAAAGGCTGGAAAAACGATATGGCGAGCAATTAAAAATAGCATTAAAGCTGATATTGATTTTATTAAAAATTTATTTGGGGGCATGGTTCAATTTGTTTCAGGGATTGTTCATGGAGATTGGAAAGAAGCTCTTGAAGGGCTGAAACGCATAGCAAAAGCTCCATTGGAATGGATAGAAAACAAAATTAAAGTCTTGAAAGATTTATGGGAATCTTTTAGAAACTTTTTAAAAAATCATACACCAACAATATCAGAAAGCTATGAGAAACATAAGAAGAGCACAAGCTATAGAAAAGCAGGAAGGCACTATAGGGAAAAAGATAAAACTTCTGAAAAGACGCCAAAACCAAAGCCACCATCTTCACCAAAGCCACCGAAAATACCAAATAATGCAACAGGGAACCATAATTTCCAAGGTGGACTAACCTATATTAATGAGCGTATGCGTGGTGAAATTGTTACCTTGCCAAATGGCAGTGAAATAATCCCACATGATAGATCCATCAAAAAAGCTTATAAAGATGGTCAAAATTCAGTAAATAACAATCAGGAAGAGTACAATATCAACTTCAATGGTGCTGTCTTTTATGTCAAAGAGGCAGGAGATGAAGACAAGATAGCAGATAAGGTAGTAAAAAAGATTGTACAGTATAAAAATAATCGCAAACCTAAAGAGGTGGTACTATGATAGAATGTTGGCTTTCATT